GTTGAGGAGCTTTTCTTCCTTCTCATCAAGGTCTACCACGCTGACCTCTGCGCTGGTGTAGCCGAGGTGCTGCAACACGGCGAGGCGCTGGTGGCCGCCTACGATGTGGCCGGTGCGCTCATTCCAGACGATGGGCTCGACGTTTCCGAACGTCTCTATGCTGTTCTTGAGCCTCTCGAACTCCGGCATATCCGGGGTGAGGGCGACGCGGGGGTTATAGTCGGCGGGTATCAGCCGCGAAAATTCAATTTCTTGTATCTTCATAGCTGTCGCCCTCCATGTGTATCACGAGGTTCCGGCCTCCCCTCGGGAAGCCCCTCTCGATGCCCTCGCCCTCGAGCCACTCCTCTGCGGCCTGCCGGGTCGGGAAGGAGAGGTAGATGCTGAATTCCCCGTCGTCCTCCTCGGTGTCGTCGCCGTCGTCGTCTTCCTCCGGCTCCGGGTCATCTTGGTAGAGGTCTGTGGGGTCTTCGTCCTCACCTCCGAAAAGGGTCTTGAGCTCCCCGTCGGAGTAGCCGGTTGCGAAGATGTCCTCTGCGCTGAATTCCTCGAACAGGTCTTGCAGTTTTTCGTAGTCCCACTGACCTTCGATGCGGTTCAGTGCGACGTTGAGCAGCTTTTCCTGCTTTTCGTCGAGGTCTACGACTGCCGCCTCTGCCTCCGTGTGGCCGAGGTCGAGCAGGACGTTGTACCTCTGGTGCCCGCCGACGAGGTTGCCCGTCCGAAGGTTCACGACGAGCGGCTCCACGAGGCTCCACCGGCTGATAGATGCCTTGAGCGCCTCGTATTCCTTTTCACCGGGCTTGAGCTGCCGCCTTGGGTTGTAGGCCGCCGGTTTCACGTCTGCGAGCTTGATGCGCTTGATGTTCACGCCGCTTTCCTCCTTTCTGGCATGAAAAAAAGCCGCCCCGGTTTCCCGTGACGGCCTTGGTGCCCTTTGCTGCTGCGGCTATCCGCAATTTCGCATTGTAGGTATTATAGCACAGGCAAAATTCACACGCAAGGTTCGCAAATTCGCGGCTGAAATTCACATTGACGCCTGCGAGCCGTAGAGGAGAACCGCGACGGCCCGCACCAGCCTTCCACGCTGCTTCCAGAGCTGCGTGTTGCCGCATTTGAGGTCAGCGGCGATGTCGTCGTCCTCGAGCCCGTCGATGTACTTGGCCTCGACGGCGGGGTAGAAGGGGTCGTCCTCGATATGGGCGAGCGCCTTCTCGAGCGTCTCTATCTCGTACTCATCCGCCGCTATGGTGGCCTCGAGGTCTTTGATGATGGCCTCGAGCATCTCCTCCGGGGTGAGCCGGTAGCCGGTGCGGCTGAACCGCACAATGCTCTTGCTCCGCTCCGGGGCCCCGTGGGTCTTGATTTGCTCGAGCTTCTCCTTGTCATCCTCGACCTTCTGGCGCAGGACGGGCAGGGCATAGAGCCTGCGCTCGGTGGCCTTGTAGGCGTCCTTTGCGATGCTCATGCCCTGTGCCCGGCCTGCGTTCACGGCCTTCTGGATGATGGCGTCAAAGTCCGGCCAGTTGTTCTTCCCCATGTTGACCGCCTCCTTTTCGTATGGGGTGGCCCCTCTCAAAGAGGCGGCCTGCTCTCGGGTGACGCGGCTCTGCTCCATCTGGGCCGAGTGTGTGTACTTGGCCTCGAAGACGACGGCCCTGCCTCCCTTGAGGGTGCCCTTGTAATCCGGCTGCGCGGCCTTCTCGTAGTACGCGATGAATTTCCCGTTGCCGAGGTCTTTGGTGGGCCGCATGGGCTCTGGCGTCTTCTCGACTACGGCCTCGCCCCTCTGCTCGTAGTAGCGGAGGGAGAGGTCGATGTACTCCTCGAAGTGCTTGCCCTGCGCCCGGCTCACGGCCCCTTGGTACTGCTTCATCGGGTCTTTCTTGTGGGATGTCGGTCTGTGCGTTCTCTGCATGGTCTCTCTCCTTCGTTTGGCTTCTCCGTTGTGTATCCGCCCCGCATGGCGAGCTGGTGCTCCCGCACGAGCTTGTCGATGACGCGCCCGATGCTGTTGTAGCCGGCCATATCCGCGAGGTGGCGCAGGTGGTAGTAGCTCTGGGCCGTCACGACGACGGTGATGCGCTTGGTTCCTTTCCTCACAGCGGCTTTCCTCCTTCCTTCCAGTATTCGACGAAGTAGGTGTAGCTTTTGGAGGTTCCGCGCTTCTCCTTGGCCTGCCGGACGGCGTAACCGTTCCGGGCAAGTATCGTGACGAGGGTATCGCGGTCTGCGGCTGAAACACAGTCGATTTTCCTTCGCTCATCCACTGTTGTCGCCTCCTATCATGCCGGGCGGGTGCTCCCGGAGGATGTCGTCGCCCCAGATAGGCTTGAGGCTGTCCTTCATGAAGACCGCCGTGCCCGCCTCGCGGGCCTTCTTAACGATAGCCTCCACCCATTCCCGCTTCGGCTGCTGCTTCCTGCTTCCGGGGCCCGTCATGGCTCCGATGATTACCCATCCGACGCGCTCGAAGGGGTTTTCGCCGCCGGTGGCCTCGGTGTCGAAGGGCTCCAAAAGGGGCTCGACGCTCACGAAGGTGTTTGCCTTGTCCCAAAAGAAGAAAGGCATATCCGGGCCGGTGATGGTGGTTCCGTACCAGAAGTTCGGCTCCGTGGGGAGCTTCCCGGCGCTGGCGAGGTCGCAATACCGCTGCGGGTTCTTGGTGAGGAACAGGTAGGTGTGCCTCGGGGCCCGGCGGCAAGCGTCAAAGACCTGCTCTATCCAGTCGTCCGGCACCCAGCGCCCGAACAGGTCTGCCATGCTGCCGACGAAGATGGCGGCGGGGGTGAGGCGCTTCTCCGGGTATGTGAGCGTGTACTTGTGGAGCGTAGGGGCGAAGTTCTTGGGGTAAGGCGTCGAGCGCCGGTAATTTCCCTGCCAGTCCTTGAGCTCCGTGGGCTTCTCGACGACGTAGCAGTCCACTCCTTCGTTGATAAACGCCGTGATGCCGCTCTCATCTGGGAATTCGTCAATCTTGGGGCCGAACCGCGTTGCGATGCGCCGGGCGTAGCAGTAGGGGCAATCGTGCCGGCAGCCGGTGACAGGGTTCCATGTGTGGCTGCACCACTCAATTTTCGTCTTGTGGATGTTCATGCTGGGCCTCCTTCGCTGTTTCCGGGAAGTGCGCCGCCTGCCCGACGTACTGCCGGGCAAAGGCGCTGACGTACTGGCGGCGTTCCTCCTTGGAGGTAAAGGCTGCGGGTATCTTCTCGCGGGTGAAGCTGTCCATGAACCGCTTTGCCCGCTTCTTCAAAATCCGCCTGTTCATAAGGCGTCCTTGACGATGTCCGCAAGGTGTTCGAGCTTCTCCGTCTCCGCGTCTTCGTTTTTGCCGAAGATGACGGCGAGCTGGTTGAGCATGATGGACACGTCGGCCCGCTCCTCCGCGATGCTCTCGACAATGTCGTCGTAGTCCCCTTGGTTGAAGTCTTCGTGCCGGATGTACTTGAGGAGGGCTTTGGTGAGCTCGCTCATCTCCTCGATGGCGACGAGGATTTGGGCCCGCTCGCCGAACTTCTGCACCGCCGCCTTATAGAGCTCCTCCTCGCTCACCTCAATGGTGCTTTCGTCGTTCCCGTCCAGAGATACCGAGATGTCGGATTTCAGATACAAAGCCGGGCGGACGCCGATGTGGCCGTAGTACGCGTAGTTGTCGCGGAGCGCCCCGCCCGAGATCACGTAGCGGACGAGGGAGGGGTAGCCTGCCCGCTCGGTGGAGTACGGCGTCGCCAGCCACCACCAGCCTTCGTCGCCGAGGGGCGGGAGGATGTCGCGGTGCTGCCGGTATTCCTCCTCGGTGAGCAGGCCCACCTTCGCCTTGACGTTCCCGTAGTCCTTGAGGCCGTCGTTGCTGGTGAGGTCGATGAACTGTTCCGCGACGGCCCCTTCTCCGAAGGCGTCCTCGAGCCTCTCGAGGAATTCCCCGTTGAGGTAGGCGAGCAGGGTGCTGACGCCTAGGTCGTTGCGGTTCTTCTCATCGAAGGCCCGGCGCTCGACGATGCCGGTGGAAACGATGTGTGTGACGATGGGTAGCCCTTGGCTGCTGTTGGTGTGACCCAGCACGAGCCACTGGATGCCCGCGCCGTAGAAGGTCTGCCCGCGTTTGAGGGTTTTGAGCTTCGCTTTCATTTCGTGTTACCTCCCGTTTTTGGTTTCTTGGTTTCCGGCTCGGCGACGCAGTTGCACCGCTCTGGCCCGTTGAGGCAGGGGTTCTTGCAGTTACCGTTCCGCTTGTAGCCGCAGTCGGCGCAGCAGAAATTCCCGTGCCGCCTGTCGCAGTTGAAGATTTTGCACATTCTCGGGGTAGTCTTGCTCATACAGCCGCCTCCCCGTAGGGGTCTGGTAGGCTCCAATCCCACGTCGCCCCGGTTTTCTCGTAGGTCTTGCGGAAATGGTTCCGAAGGCCGTCCCCCTCGAAGAAGAAGTAGTCCTCCGGGAGGGTTCTCCCGACACCTTCTGCGCCGCGCTGCTCTGCCTGCCACCTCTCGAGGACGTCTCTGGCGAGCGCCTCGAGCTCCGGCGTGACCGGCGAGCTCTCGTAGTAGGCAAACTGCCACGGCGTAGTGAGCACCTCCGCGAGGGTCTCCCCGTATGTACCAGCGTCCAGCCGGTTGAGGGCGCACCATGCGACGGCTGCTTTCTCTGCGTCGCTGGGGACACCTCTGGCCTCCGCCCAGATGGTCTTCGCCAGCATTTCGACGTCCCTCTCGGTGTAGAGGGGCTCCGGCGTGACCGCAGGAGGCGCCACAGAGGACACAGGAGGGCTTGTGACGTTGGGGCGGTATGTTTCCCCCTCCGGGGCGGCAGAGGACAGCCCGGGGAGGTCAAGGCCCGCAGAGGAGTACTCTGGCAGGGTGAGCAATCCTGCCGAAAACACAATCGCCACCAGCAGCATAGCCAGTGTGACCGCGTCCTTCACCTTGCTCATTCGTAATCATCCCTTTCGTAGCGGGCCTCAAGAGCCCTTCTTTCTCGCTCCTCGAGGAGCTTCGCTTCCGCGTCCTCTCCGCCGACCAGGGCGAGGAGGTCTCTGGGCTCCGCAAGTCGCCGGTAAAGAGCCTGCCGCTCCTCGTACCGCCGGTTCACTCCCTCGATGAGGCTGCGGGTTCCGTCGTCGAGCCCGGCGCTGACCGCCTCGATTTTCTGGCGGAGGCTTCCGGGTAGCATCGCCTTCCGGCGCTGCCGTTCGACCTTGTCTTCGTATGCCTGCATGAACGCCACTCTGTCGAGGCCCGCCTTTGCGGCGTGGCCCCGTGCGTATGCGACGTGCATGGCGTAAAGCTGCCCGTATCCGATGCTGTCCACCGCCTCGGCAATAGTCCTCGGGAGGGCCCGGTAGATGTCCCCGTGGTTGTACTCTCCCTCGGTGTCGAGGTACTTGGAGACGACCTCCCACGCTTCGTCCGGCGGTATGATGTCCGGGTGGGCGATGCGTGTCATAATCTCGCGTATCTCCGCGATGGACGGCGGCCACTTCGACGTGCTGATATGCTCCTTGACCGCAAGGGCAACGAGCCCGGCGTCGTCCTCGGAAAACATATCGGCCCAGATGGCTACCATCGAGCGGATATGCTTTTCGTCCCGGAACTTGTCGAAGTTCGGGTAGGCCGTCGTGATAATTCCGATGACCTTGATGGTCTCCTCCCGCGTCAATATCCGTCGCCTCCTTCTTCGCCG